GTATTCTTCGTCATTCGGCTCGCAGATGCGGAACTGGCCGTAGTTTCCCTTGCCCTTCTCCTGGCGAAAATCGCCGATGCCAGAAATCAGGCCGGATGCAAGCACCAGGTTGACCACCGCCTTGGTGTTCAATTTGCCCTCGATGTAGCGGATGGTCACACTGCACGCCCAGTGCGGTAGAATGGCTCGGGTGCGAATGTCCGGCGTCTTGTTAATATCCGCCGACCGAACGACATCCATCTTCAGCTCAGGAATGCCGTATAGGTCGACGTGGGTGCCGACCACCCACACGAGACGCCCCACTTCTGACTTCTTGGCGCCAGGAATATCCAACGCTGCGGTGCTCATTGCGCCCTTGAAGCCGGGAGCCGGGAAGCGTAGCCGCGTTGGGGCTTGGTCCCCCGAATTGCGATAAACGCTGGCGCGAAATTCCGCCTCTGGGTCGTGTTTCAGATTAGCCGCCTTGTCGGCTTCGGTCTTTCGCCTGCCACCGAGCAGCAGGTCCCGCTTGGCCTTTTCTGCCATGCGGTTAAGTATGATCGGCATCTCGCCGACGATGTGGAGAGTTACTTCGCCTCGCGAGATTTCTAGGATTTCATATTCGGTCGGCTGTGCTACAGACTTTGCCATGAGTGGCCTCCGTCGACGCCGGCCCACTACGCCCTGGCGCGATGAACGGAAGGGGGCACGTTGCCTTTAGCAAGCGCCACCGACGCCGACGAAGCTGTGTATATCGGTGTTGCATCGCGCTTGTGCCCATCCTGTAGTGGCAGGATGATTCCCGGTTAAGTTAACCGAGCGGCGATGTCAACAAATTAATTTAGCAAACCGAGGAGGCCCATTCCGCCAGTTCAGCAAACCATTCCTCGGCGTAGCTGCAAGTGCCGCGGCCTTCCATATCCGGCGTGCCCAATGTGTAATGCGCGATCATCGGTCCGGCTTCAGGCGCCGGATCGATATCAACCAGGTGGTTCCACGCCGGGTCAAGTTCGCCGATATCATCGTCCTCAAGCCAGCAGAACCGGTGTAATTCCCGCCCTGGAAGCGTGTTCACCATCGCCAGCGTCAGCCGCCTGTTGGCCGGGTGCGCACAGTTCCATATGGCGACCGACGACCAAAGCTTGCGCCGATACGGAACCTGCAATTGTCCATCCATCTTAACGCCGGATACGTCGGGCATCTCTTTATGCTTAACGCAGTAGAGCGCCTTCGTCGGATCAAGGTCTGCGAACAAGCGCATTAGGTTGCCGATGACCAGAACGTCGCTGTCCATGAACAGCGCCCAGCCATCCTTGTGCAGGAATGGAATCAGAAATCGCGAGATGGCAAACTGCGTCGACATCGGCGCATTCGATATCGGGTCCCACAGGATCTTGGTCCCCGCCGGCCCGCGGCGTTCCTGGATCTCGCGCCGATAGAGTCCACAGTCCCGCATCTGGTCGAGGACAAGGCCGCGGATCGGCAACATCCGATTGGAACGTTTGCGGGCGGAATATTTCGCCACCGCAAACGCAGCCGTCTCCCTGGGATCGAACCCGATCCACGCCGAGCATTTGTCCATTGAATTCCCCAGGGGGTCCACCGCCGCCTCCTTGCGGGGCAGCGGCTTCCCCTGACGACGGATGAAACACGCGCAACCGCCGTCGTCAGCTCGTCAAATTTTCCATTCGTTCAGCGCGACCTCGATCGAGGGCACAAAGCGGAAGGACCTCATCTCGCTGTATCGCGTGGCGTTTGCCACGTCGATGCCGAGATTTCCGAGGATCGGCGCCGATAGTTTGAATGCATGTCGCCAGCGGTGGAAATTGCTCTCCATCGGATTGCTGGCGCCCATCCACTCGTTGCGACCATACCAATGCGGCCCGGACTTATCGTGCATATCGAACCCGACCAGCACGATTTGCCGCGCACCGAACTGCACCGCGAGATTGAGCGCCTGGAACCCGCTATTGCCGCCGGAACCGAGCAGTCCGGGCTTGTCCAGCAGCACGACATCCGAGTGCAGATCGATCTTGATCAGATGGATGAACGGATACTGCTCCGACAACAGCGGATCGTAGGCAACACGGAGGCCGCAATAATCAGGCAGGCCGCGATTGGCGTGCCACCACGCGCGGTCGCAGCCATAAATTGCGTCTGGCCTACAGAGGCGGTGGCTCTCCTTGATGGCGACGACGCGAACCCGCGATTTCTGCGCGAGAACGCTGAGATCGACCTGCTTGGCTGATGGTCCCGAGGCAACGATAACGACCACATAGCCCGACCAATCGGGGAACCATAGCGGGCGCTCGCCCGTCATTTGTCGACCGTGTTGGGATGCATCATCCGGTAGCGGACTTGATCGCAGCTATCAGTAACCGAGACGAAATTGCGATTGGTCATAAACAACAGGCACTTCGTCCCAACGGCGAAATGCGTGGAACTCGTCGGCGTTCGAATGCTGGTCACTTGATGGGGGTTTATGTAGATCAGATGGCCACCGAGGCCGTGCAACTGGACGAGCGTCAGCTCAGCGATCAGATAGACCAAGAACACGACGGCTACTCACGAACGATCGCGCCCTGGCGGTCCCATCGGGCCTGGCCGGCCCTCCGGCCCCTTCAGGCTAGCCAGCCATTCTTTTTCTGACGTGCCTCTCCAACCCAAGGCGCGCGCGATCTCAAACGCCGACTTGCCGTTTTTCGAGCTCTTCACGGCAAGCTGCCAGCCACTCTTATCGCCGTCGCCGGGTTTCTTGAGATCCTGCTGGCGCGCCATCCAAAGCGCCCCGTCGTGGGTGACACAGTCGCCGACCGAATATTTCTGGTCGGCCTTATACACGCCCATGTAGAGCGGAATGGGCAGTTCCAACCGCTTCTCGTAAACCTGCTCGCCGCGCGCAAACCGGAAGGTTATCGATCGACGCCCGTCGAACTCTACCGTCATGTCCTCGAAGCTGAGACCTGGTGCGCCGTCAGCGCCATCCTTCCCGGGGGCGCCATCCTTGCCATCGGCACCGCGCGCCAACCCTAATTTTTCAAGTGTGCCGTCGCGACACACGCATACCAGCTCGCCAGCATCATTGAGCAGGAAAGCGCTGGGAGCAGTAGCCAGAGCCTCATAGACGAGGCGCTTAGTTTGCTCAGATGCTCCAGCAGTTGCTCGTTCGACTGCGTCAGTGATGGCTCCCTCGATCCATGCCCGTTGCTCGGTGATGCGATCATCCAGCCTGGCGATCCACGCGTGCTGGTGGCTGATGCGCTCGTCCAGTCTGGCGAGTTCTGCTGGGTCGACGTCCTGTCCGTCACGACCCGGAGCGCCGGCGGGCCCTTGATCGCCCATTGGTCCCTGCGGTCCTGGTGCTCCATCGGCGCCGTCCTTTGGTAGTGGGATGGTGGCGACTGTCTCGACGACTAGCGCCTTGATGACCTCGGGATCGGCGTCTTTGCCGTCGTGACCCGCAGGCCCTCGGTCGCCGGCGGGACCCTGTGGCCCCGGTTCTCCCGCGGGTGCCGGCGGCAATGCCCCGACGGCTTCGGCGAGCATTGAGCGAATGAGTTCGGGATCGGCATCCTTGCCGTCCATGCCAGCCGGGCCACGCTCGCCAATGCCTGGTTCACCTGGCGGTCCGGGAGGGCCGGGCGGGCCGGCTTCGCCTGCTGGGCCTGGCTCGCCGTCCTTCGGTGTCGGGACTCTAGCGACCGCATCGGCCACCAACATGCGTATAAACTCTGGGTCCGCGTCGCTGCCGTCACGGCCCGGGACGCCCGGCTCGCCACGCTCCCCTTGCGGTCCGGGAGGGCCTACATGCGAGGCCGTTATCTCGGCAACGGCGTCCTTGACCATCCAGCGAAGCAGCTCTGGGTCGGCGTCCTTGCGGTCCTGGCCGGGATCGCCTCGCTCGCCCTTCTCGCCACGTTCACCGGCTGGCGGGGGCGGCAAGGCGGCGACCGCTGCGTCGACCAGCGACCGGATCACGTCTGGATCGGCGTCTTTGCCGTCCACTCCATCCCGGCCGGGATCGCCCTTGATGCTCTCGCCCGCTGGTCCTGGAGGCCCCATATCGCCTTGCGGCCCGACAACCGTCTCTCCGGGAGGTCCCGGCGGGCCATCGGCGCCCGCCTCTCCCTTTTCGCCGACAACCCTTGGCAGCGTGTCCTCCGTGCCATCGGAGTATGCCAACTTGAGACGACCCTCTTGGGTAATCTCGGAATCAACCACCGAGCGACCGTCTATGCCGTCCCGGCCGGGCGCTCCTGGAGCACCGTCTATACCATTCCGTCCAGGATCGCCCTTGGTCGCCTCGCCAGGCGGCCCCTGCGGGCCCATGGCGCCGTCGACGCCGTCCCTTCCATCGCGGCCATCGGCGCCCTTTTCGCCGCGGACCAATCCGACGCGGACCAGCTCACCGTCGGAACGGGTCAGGCACAGATATCCGGCCTCATCCTGCACCGCCGATAAAAAACTGAGACCGTCCTTGCCATTGATCCCGTCGCGGCCGTCCTTGCCAGACGGCCCCGCAATCATCTCGCGCGTCTCGAGCGCCAAAAGGCGCGCCTCCATACCGGCCATTCGCTCGCCGATATATTGGCGCACGACTGGCGCGATCGCCTGCATCAACCCCGCAACGGTGGCACGGTCCATGAGGCTGCGGCCCCCCTTTTATGTCATCGCGGGTGGCTGGTGTCCGCGCCGATGGTTGCTAAGCAGCGACGATTTCGCTGTAGAGCGCCTTGGTCAGTTCCAGCACGGCGAAGGCGTCGCGCTCGTCGTCGGCCAGTTCGCGGGCGGCCGCGGGCGTCGCCGGTGTAGTGCTCGCCGCAGGATTTGCGGGCGGTGGGGTCGTGCTGCCGGACGACGGCACGCCACCGGCCGCCGTCGCCGGGCGTTCTGCCAGCACATCGATTGGGAAGTTCTGCTGTTGCAGGAACGGTTTATCGCCACCCTGGATCGGCGGCATATCGAACTTCGCGCGCGCTTCATTGGGTGAGAATATGCCGCGCTGGACGCCCAGACCGATGAACTCGATCTTGGACTTCTTGTCCATCCGCATCATGCCTTCGTCGACGTCGAACTCGACGCCGTATGTATGTCCCGGCACGTTGACCAGACCGAGGCCTTCGTCCAGCAGCGCCTCGATGTTCTCAAACCGCGATTGCAGGCAATTCGTGTAGTAGCTCTGTTCGAGGCTCTCGACGTTATTATACGTGGGAGCGGTTTGCGTGATCTTATAGGCGGGGACGTGATAGGCACCGCAGATCGTCTCGCTGCTCCATTTCATCTGTTCGATGAACTGCGAGTCGACCGAGTTTACTGCCATCGCCTCGAATTTCATCCCGTTGCCCAACACGGCAACGCGGCCGATATTCGAGCCGCCATAGTTGGCTTGCCACTTGGCTTTAATCCGCTCGGCGGTGTCCTGCGGTATCTCACCGGGCGCGGTCAGGATACCCGATGGCACCGCCTGATTGCGGAACCCCTCGATGGCGGTCTTCTGGCCCTCAAGGCCCTGCATCGCCGAGAGACCGACGGCGGTCAGCGGCGACATGCCGCACAGCGGATGAAAGATTGCGCTGATGCGGTCGTGAATGATTTCACTCGCCGGAACCACGAGGCTGTCTTCGGTCACGCCCGAGAGGCTGTCGGCGTAAAGCTGATAATAAACCGCGCCGTCGGGAGCCAATAATGCCTTGGTGCGCGACGGGTCGAGCACATACATACTGACCACAACCTGCCGGTTGTCGCGTTCGAGCAGGACGTAGGTGTTGCCCCACGTCAGCAGGCTGTAGACCCACTGCTCGAAGAACTGGATCCGTGTTTGGTAGCGGTTTGGCTTGCGAATGACCGGCGAAAACGCCGACGACGTGACCTCTTCCCAGATGCGCGTGGTCGGGTTCTGCTCAACCAACTTCAGGGCGATTTTCGCCACGTCCTGACCGATCAATGAGACACACGAGTAAACCGCGTGATGGCGGATCGCAGTCTCTTGCGACAACTCTTGGTTCTGCTGCCACGCACCGGTAAATGGCTCACGCACCGTTGGCCAGAACCAGGAATTCCAGCTGTTGGCGGGCACCAGCCCGGTCGGCTGCGCCTTCACGCCCCAGGAGATATCGAAGCCGAGCAGGCGCACTGGGCAATTCTCCGCTTGACAGAGCGCGCAAACCGCGCGACTCGGGCCGCCGCCAATGATTTAATGGACGGTAACTTCAGGCGTGACGCCTTCTGAGCTCATCCAGGCAGGCGAGCGACTGTATGGCCAGGGTTGGCGCCAACCGCTCGCCGACGCCTTGGGTGTCAATATCGCGACGCTACGGCGATGGACCGGCGGCTATGTCTTGATACCGCGCCGGACCGAATTGGCCGTGCAGAACCTACTCGTCGCCAAACGGCTGGGCATAACCACTACTGCTCGGGAGTAATGTCGCGGCGAAGCGAGCGACGACGCCGATGCGCGAGATGCGGATCGTCGGCTGGCGTTTCCTCGGGTGTCTGTTCGGACTCTGCTGACGGTTCTTCCGTCTGCTGCGCCGGCTGCTGAGCCGCCTCTTCTGCCTTCCACGGCGACTGTCCCCAAGTTCCCATGGGTTCCCCTGCTGGCGGTGGTCCTTCGGTTAGCACCACGCGCTCCTCGACCACACGCTGCTGCCGTGGCGCGGTGCCGAGCACCACCGGCTCATGTTTCTTCGCCCATTTCTTGGCCAGGAACGCGACGGCCCATTCGCGATCCGGCTTGGTGTCGGGCATTTCCATTTCCTCGCCCTTAAGATAGGTGCGCCCACCGTAGCGGATGCCCTTCGCTGTCGTGACGATCAACCGCATGGGGGATCTCCATAAAAGCCGTGCGAGCGACCCGGCGATCCGGGATCGCCCGCACCGTTCGTCAAGCGTAGCGGGCGCCGTCGATATACGACACCACGCCGGCACGCCGCTTCTTCCAGTTGATTTCCCGCTCGGCACGCAGACCGACGAGGTTCCTCTGCCAGAAGCTGACCAGCACCGTCGACGCCGTCGCCGGGCTATCCGGCGCGCCTTCCATCTGCACCGACGCTTCACGCGACACGTCGACCGTCACGTTGCCATCGTCGGCCAGCAGGATTTCGCCCGGCAGCAAGAACGCGATCATCTGCCCGTCGGCAGGCGAGCCGCCGGTGGACGGGATGTTCTCCGACGTGATCACCGGGAAGCCCTCGAGCGTGCCGCCCTGGGCGTTGATGCCGGGGAACTCCGTCTGGCTGAGTGCATTGCGCATCAACCCGAGGCTGATCGCCTGCTGCACGCCCATCACGAACACACCGGAACTGAACGGCAGGCTGAGCGCCGCCATCGGCTTCAACAGCCGCCCGATGTCGGTGCGCGCCGCGTCCGCATCCGTGCCACTTGGCGTAATCGGCGTCACGCCGTTGGTCACCGACGCGGGCGAAGGACCACCCGAGCCGGTGCCCGCCGCCTTGGTGGGGTCGAGGAACTGTTGGTCGAGGAACTGCGCAATCGTGTTGATCAGGTCCTGCCGCACAATGCCTTCAATTGCCGGATTGGAGAACCGCATCAGCTCTTCGGTGAACACCACGATGCCGGCGACCTTGGAGAAGTCCATCGTCGTGGTGTCGAACGCCAGAGCGGAAAGCGGCTTGGCCGAGCCTTCCCCCACCCAATTCGCCGAGGCGCCGGCGGTCTGTAGCGGAATACGAATATTAAACGGCACCCGACGGAAACCAGGAATTCGTCCAAGAATTGTTGCCGGTCTCAATAAATCGATGAATTCCGAGACCATATACTGATACTGAACCAAAGCGCCCGCCCAGGTAGGCGTGTATGTGTTGCCTTCCGCAACCGGTGCCTTGATTTCAGTTGTGCCCGTCATCGACGCCCAGTTCAAGACGTTGGCGACTTCCGGCGTATCCTTCCAGATGTCCTGCGTGGCGATCTGCGAGGCCTGCTGCAGGTTGCCCTTCGCCCGCCCGAGCGCGATGCAGAAGCGGGTGAACGACGTGCCCTTGGCCAACGGCGGGGCCTTCACCGACACCGGCGCGAGCGGGCGGCGCTCGTTCTGCTGCTGCGGCATGACCACCAGGCTGGTGCCCGATCCGTTCACCGGAACCGCCTGCTCGATGTTCATCTTCTCCTGCTTGCGCAGGCGATCGAGGTGCTTATCGAGACCGGCGATCTTCTCCTCGAGTTCGTCGTATTCCCGCTCCTGGTCGTTATCGAGCGTCACGCCATCCTCGGACGCCTTGCTCATCATGTTGGTCATCTGGGCCGCGAGTGCGGCGCGGGTATTCGCGTAGGTTGCAATATCTTCGGAGATAGTCTTTGCCATTTTGCCCTCCGGGTTCCTGGCGTTGTGTGTTGCCGTGACGCCGGCAGGGGTGCTGACACTCCGGCTCTGCTGCTTGCCTTCGGCGGCTTGCAGAGCCTCGTTGTCGATCGAGCGAATGAGTTGGATCGTGGCGTCTTGGTTCGCCGCGACGGTCACAAGTGAGAGCTCGTGCCAGTTCCATTCCTTGAAGCGAATGCCGCCGCTGTCTTTGATTAATTCGGCCTTGCCGCGGATCGGCGTGAAGCCGATCGACACGCCCTTGACCAGCCGCGCCTTGACCGACTGCCACGCCTTGTCGGTCAGACTCTTTAATTCGCCGGGTTCGTCGATACGGGCAATCTTGGCCTGAAATGCGATGCCCTTGTCGGTTGCCGTGACATGGGTGACCTCGCCGACCGGATTGTCGTGCTTGTGTTGCCATAGCAGCGGTATCGGCAGGCTGTATTTCGCGCCGAGGCTTTCGACGATGTCACCCATATGGTCAACCGACGGCGTGGTCGCGATGCCGTGGATGCTGCGCTCACCCTCGTTAATCCCCTTGACCTGCAGCAGCGTCGGCAACCAATTCAATTTGTCGTCCTCGGTGTCCATGCTCATTTCCATGCCATCCATGTGATCCATCCATGACGCCATGCAGGCCGCATGGTCGTAACCTTGTGCCGCGCACCGATCCATGAAGGCGTTGTGGCTCTCACCATCCGACGGCATGCAATCGATTGCCTTCTTCGGCGGCGGCGCGGCGCCCGGATGCGCGTCACGCCACGCCGACATACAAACGGCGACCCGCTGATCCTGCCGTTTAAAATCCGCCATCATGGTTGAATCGCCCATGCAGCGGCCCATGAAATCGCTCTGCGACTCTGGCTTGTCGCCCTTACGAGGCTTGGGAATTGGCATCGTTGCCTCCATGGCAAGAACACCCATTCCACCGGCTATCATGGAACGGTGCGGTAGCTATGCGACTTGACGGATTTAACCGGCGGGAAATAACCTTGGTGCGCTACGCTTTCCCGCGCCCGGAGCACATTCACCCGCTACGGCGCGGGTTCTTTTGGGAGCGCACGATGAAGAAATTGCGCGCCGCCATGACTATGGCGGCCTTGCTATGCACCGCTATCGCGATACTCGTTCAGTGCCTGTGTGTCGGCGCAGCAGCCGGCGATCAATGCAACGAACACGTCGAATGAAGGGGCGCCTCTCTGGACTATTCAGAGCCTGCGCCATCTACGGCGTCGCGGGCCTGCTCGCCGTTCCCCTCATTGTCTATCGGCACCAGATATCGCTGATACCGCCCGAGGCGACGCACCCGGAAATAGCTTGCAATATGGCGGTATCTTGGGTGACCGTCGTCGCCGGCACCTCGTGCGTGTGGGCGGTAGTCATCCTGATGCTCGGGTTGGCGCGCTTCACGCGAGAACGTGCGCCGGTCAGGCCCGTGAGCATCAGTTCGCGGCCGCCACGCCGCCGGGCGTTTTTATCGTTCTCTTAGGCTGCTAGGCGCCCAAGAACGGCAGAAACATGAACAGCGCGCCGAGAGCCGCG